GAAGCAATGTCATCAGCAAGCGTACTCTGGTACTTCTTCTGATACTCTTCGGACGCTCAGAGATAGCCCAGCTCATTAAGTTGCTCCGCACTGATCCTGCCGAGTTCCTCCGCCAGCACAAGAACGTTCTCGACAACATCAAGCGTTATAAGTCGTTCGTAAAGCGCAAAGATCGTAAAGAGAAAAGAGAGGCTGATAAGCGGAACCTCGAAAAGTACCAAGAGAAAGAGCGACTGTTCAGAATGGTTCTCGAGCAGCAGCAGGAACAGAAATCCAAAGCATAGCTTTCGATCATCCAAAGCATTGCTTTTGATCGTCCAAAGCATTGCTTTTGATCGTCCAAAGCATAGCTTTCTATCATCAAAAGCATAGCTTTATATAAATCTATTTATTAACCCTTAAAATCAATGTATTATGTCAGTAAAATTTAAGATTTACCAAGACGTTCGCACAAAGAGTAAAACCAAAGGCAAGTTCTATGCTCGTGCCGTTGTCAGTGATGTTGCCGACCTCGAGTCTATCTCTAAGGAGATTGAGGAAAACACCTCTGCAAAGCAGGCGGATGTCTATGCAGTTCTGCGTGAACTCGTCAACGTAATGGCTCGCCACATGCGTAATGGCGACCGAGTGGTACTCGACGGCTTCGGCTCGTTCAAGGTTGGCTTGAAAACCAAGCCTGCCGATTCGGTTGAGAAATTCAACGTAGCCAAGAATATTGTCGGTACGCGCATCAACTTCCAACCAGAGACCCACTGGAAGGCTGGCGACATCGGGCGCACACGTGCTTTCCTCACTGGTATCGACTTCAAGCCTTACGAGGTGAAGAAGAGCGACAAGACGGGTAAGCCAAACCACAAGGAGGAACACAATCCGAGTGGTCCAACCGTAGACCCAGATTTCCATCCAGAAGGATAGTCGCTGGTTTCTTCTAATCTTTAGCCGTCCCCTGCCTCACGCTCTGAAGCAGGGGATTTCTTATAAAATACTTGCGTCACGCAAAAATTATTTGCGTTTCGCTTGCACAATTCAAAACGAATGCTTATCTTTGCAGTGCTTAAAGAATGATAGTAGACTATCCCGAAGAGCATCGGTCATTGCTCAACGTTTTCGATTGGGCATTTTTTTATGCTCATAAAGATATTGGCGGTTGCCATTCCGTAGAATTTTCAAAGCCCTTCGGGTAGAGACATCATTCTTTAAGCAGCGGGATGTGCAGCCGCTTCTCTGTGTCTCTGCCACGGCAGTTCCGTGGATGCTTAAAGAATGATGCAATATGCAACCAACAACCCTCCGCACAGCGCAGCGGTCGTTCACGCTCAAGGATTGGGCAAGCGAAAAGCGCAATAAGTTTTCACAGTGGTTTAATGGCGAGTCAGCGACATTCTCACGTCTATGCGGTGAGCGTTTCACGCATAAGGAGGTCTGCTACGCTCATCTGTTCCTCGTAGTTCTCTTGGCTGCCTGCTTCGTAGCTGAATGGTTGGAAGGAGGTGCGCTATGACTATTGCCCTCTCTCATTCGCCCTCGGTAGCCTATAGCGCAGTGCGCACAGCGTGGGACCAATTCAAGTCAGCCCCCACCGACACGGCAGCCATCGACAATTACCTCGAAGCACTCGAACAATACAACGGCATACTCGACACGATTGCCGTCTGAAGATATAATTTTTTTTTTAGCATTTCTCAAATTGTGAAGCAGTCTGCCGTGAGGCACGCTGCTTCTTTTTCCTGACGTCAGGAAAATGGTCTGTCTTTTGTTTGTTTTTCCTCTTTGATTATCTTTGCGTTATGGATTCAGATATTCAGAAACTTCTTGCAGACATCGCATTGCTCGTGAACGTCACGGAGGATATGCGTGCAATCCTTACCAAGCTTGTTGAAATGGCTAAGGATGGCAGCACCGAAGCCGTGAAGGAACTGCGTGAGATTATTCAGCAGGCTAAGGAGGAGCAGCTGCGCAAAGACTTGTTTGGCGTATGACACAACTTGACCGTATCGAACAGATACACCCCGACTTAATATCGCAGTTCTTTGCCACTGGCAAGTGCGACGCTATTCCCCAAGAGCTACAAAAGTTCTTGGAGCAATTGCAGTGGGCAATGGAAATCTACGAACACGAACGCAACATAACTCGTGCGGCTCGTAAGTTGCAGCAGCGCATCAATGCTAATCAAGGAATCAAGATAGAGCAGCGCACCTGTATGGCTCGACTTTACGAAGCCATCAACTACTTTCAGGTAGACAATAACGTACCCATCAAGATATGGGAGAATCAGTACGCTAACCAGTTTGAGAACCTTGCTAAGCTCTGTGCGCTGTCTGGTGACTATAAGACACAAGGCAAGTGCTACGAACGTGCGCTGGAGTGTCGTCGTCGTGCTTCTGAAATCTCCGAAGCCGATAGAGACCTTGGTGTTACGTTCATTATCACACCAAGCATCACAGCTGAGGAACTTGGCTTCTCGAAGAAGAGTCTCAAGGACATTGCAGCAAAACACAATCAAGGCTTTTATGTCACGCTTATCGACTCGCTGCCTATCGAGCAGAAAGAGAAGAAGCGACTGCTGCGTGATGCTGATATTCAAGATGCTGAAATAGTGGAGGAAATTCAAAATGACTGATGAAATTATAAATAACGAACAGCCTACAGTTGACTTCGAGCATTACTATATGAATCGTGTTCAGCTGTTGGCAAACATCATCGACCCGAATATGCTCTATGCAGAGTGGGCTCGTGCAACGGGTAAGACGGAGGGCGTTATCGTTCCTCGTCTTATTCGTGTTACAAATGATATGCCTGGTGAACTTTCGTTCCTTGTGCATAAGACTTATGTTGCACTGATGACAAACGTCTGGCCTAACATTCAGGCATCGTTCTCTCGTCCTGTCATCGTGAATGGTAAGCAGCGAGCAATGTTGGAGTATGGTATCGACTATGTGGTGGGCGAGGCAAAGCTACCTTCACACTTCCGTCGACCACGCTACCCTATTGCCTACGCTAAACACTCGGTCATCTTTCGCAATGGTGCACACCTCCAGTTGGTTTCTTCTGATCAGCCTGAGAGTGTCGCAGGTCGTAATGCTGTGCATGCATTCGTCGAAGAGATGAAGCACAACAGCGGTGAGAAACTCAAGTCACGCCTCTTCCCTTCCCTCCGTGGTGGTTCAGCTGACATCCGTCGCTCTGCCTACTATGAAGGCGTGACAGGTGTGAGTGATACCGCACGTGTCGACCTCGGTGAAGATGATTGGTTTGAGGAATACGAAAACAAGATGGACCGACAGCTCATTGAGGAGATAGCCAGTGTGTCGCTTGCTATCAATCAGTCGCTCTATAAGCAGTTTATGCTTCAGCAGGAACTTCGCAACACGAAGAACCCAGTCACAATGGAGAAAATCAGACTTGAGAATGAACGTCTTAACGCTTTTGTTGCACGATGGAAACCACGATTAGCGGATATGCGAAGGAACGCAATCTACTATATCCGTGCTTCATCATTCTGCAATAAGGACATTCTCGGTCCTAAGTTCTTTAAAACCCAGCTCGACACGCTCGATATGGATGAGTTCTTAACTGCTATCTGTGCCATTCGTCACAAAGAGGTGACTAACAAGTTCTTCACGACCTACGACCACGAGCGACACCAGTTCAAGGATAGTTATATTTATGACCAGATTTTGAAATTGAACCTCAGGGACCACTTTACCCTGACCGCTCGCTATCTTCGACACTACGATAAGCGTGAACCGCTCTACATTGGGTATGACCCTGGTAACTTTCAGTCGCTCATCGTCGGACAGAAGAAAGACTATGGTAGTCGCTTTGATATCATCAAGGAGTTTTGGGCTTACATACCCGACGACCAGCAGAACCTTGCGCAGCAGGTGTATTCTTTCTTTGGTACTGATGCAGTGAATAAGGTGATACACCTTTATCCTGACCGTGCAGGTAACAAGACACGTGAGGAATTAGAGCAGATAACTACTGACTCACTAACGATGAAGGCAGCCT